AGAAGGAAGATGGTTCCTAGCTGGTCCTACGTTCTACGAAGAACTTGCTAAATCAAGCTCTAAACTAATGTCAGTAGACTTCAACGCAGGTCAAGGTTCTATCCGCAACGGACTAGTATCAAGTGGAAAGTTACGTGGATTTGATATGTACAAATCAAACAATATCGCTGCAACATCTAATGCAACTGGTAAAGTTTTGGCTGGACATATTTCATCTACAGCTACTGCACAAGCAATCACTCAAACTGAGGTTCTTCGTGATCCTTCAAGTTTTGGTGATATCGTTAGAGGACTTCACGTTTATGGCGCTGACGTTCTTAGAAGCGAAGCTTTAGTATCTGCTTTCTTTGTAATTGACTAATCGTTAATTAAAGCAATAAACGGTGTGTGGGAAGGACATATTATAAGTTCCTTCCCCATACTCAGAAAAGAGGAAACAAATGCCACAGATAGGAAACGATGCAAATCCTGTAGTTTTTAAAAACAAGAAAAAAGGAAACAGAAAATTAGGTCTAGCAGGAAAAAGAATGAAAATGACTAGACAAGAAAGACAAACATACAATAAAAATTTTGATAGGATTTTTGGAAAACCCCAAAAGAATTTTAACAGACAAAAAGGATAAGAGGAGACAACAATGCCGGGATACAAAAGACAAATGTACAATAAAGGTGAAAAAGCAGAAGAAAAAAGAATGGCTTACGGTGAAGGCGGAGTTGTTCAATACTCAGATATAAAAGATAAAGTTAAAAAGTGTGATGCCAAGGCTGGTATGAACACAATGAAATATAAGTATGAAAGTTAAAGCACCTAAAGGATATCATTGGATGAAGGCTGGTAAAGGCTACAAACTAATGAAACACACAGGTAAGTATGTTCCTCATAAAGGAGCAAGCTTATACGCTAACTTTGAAATACAGAAAAAACATAAAAAATAAAAATGGCAACTACTTATTTACAAGCTACAAACGAATTACTAAGAGAAGTAAATGAAATTGTATTAACCTCTAGTACTTTTGCAAGTGCAACAGGTATTCAACAACACGCAAAAGATTGTATCAATAGAGCATACAACGATATAGTTACATCAGAGCCTCGTTGGTCTTTTCTTGCTACAGGTGAAAGTGGATCAACAGATCCTTTTTACGGTAATGTATATCTTGAAACGGTTGCAGGTACGAGATGGTACGAACTAAAAGAATCTTCTAGTTCTTTGACAACGGATTACGGAGCAATAGACTGGAACGATTTTTATTTAACAACTATTGGTGTAAGCGGAGCATCTACACCTTATACAAGCCGTAACCTAAGATATGTTACGCTTGAAGATTGGAAAGATTTTAGAAGAGAAGCTGAGAATATAGATGATACAGATTCTCAAAACTGGGGAGAACCCAATGTGGTTTTTAGAAGTCCAGACGGTAGAAAGTTTGGATTGAGTCCTATTCCTAAGAAAGTTTATAGAGTTTGGTTTTTTGCTTATGACTTACCAACAGCATTAAGCGCACACGGAGATACGATTGTGTTTCCTGATGTATATGTTCCTGTGCTGATTGCAAGAGCAAGATATCATATGCATCAATTTAAAGAAAATATGCAGGCAGCAGCTTTTGCTTTGGATGATTATAAAAAAGGATTAAGACAAATGAAATCTAATATGCTTAGTCCTGCACCAAAATATATAACAGACGATAGAGTTAGAGTAGTTTAAAATGGCAGCAACTCAACCATACACAGTTCCTTGCGGTGGAGGTTTAGTTAAATCAGCAAATGCAATTGATTTATTAAGAACTCCGGGAGTAGCAAAAGAACTGAGAAATTTTGAAGTTTCTATAGAAGGTGGTTATAGACGTATCAATGGTTTTACTAAATACGGATCAGCACAACCTTCAGGAAGTTCAGACACGACATTGGGTGTATTTCCGTATGGTGATGGAGTTATCGTTACTGTAAGTGATGATATATATTTTAGTAATGACGGTGCAACGTGGTTGCAAATAAACAGAAGTTCTGTAGCAGGTGGTGGTGATAATTATACAGCCTTTACAGGCCGTTCAGTTTTAAACAGAACAGGACAAGGACAATGTCAGTTTGTATTATTTGAAGGCGCTGATTATGATTACGGTGAAGTTATCATTGCAGATGGTGCAAATAAGCTATACAGCTTTCGTATGGAAGGAACAGGAGCTTTAAACACCAGAACATTTTTTGCATTTGAGATAACTGTAACAGGTAGTGAGTCTGTAAAATACATAACGATACACGATCACCATTTAATTGCTGCTGGTGTATCAAATAATTTAAACACTGTATATTATAGTGTTTATAATGATCCAGATAACTTTACAGGTTCTGGAGCAGGATCAGTTACAATATCTGATCAAGTACAAGGAATCAAAGGATTCCGTGAAGATTTAATAGTATTTGCTGAAAACAGCATACATAAGTTAGTTAATATAAATGATAGCTCAAGCATTCGCATTGATCCTATCACTGAAAACGTAGGTTGTTTAAGCGGATACAGTGTTCAAGAGATTGGTGGTGACTTACTATTTTTAGCACCAGACGGTTTAAGAACAGTTGCAGGTACAGCAAGAATTGGTGACGTTGAGCTAGGTACAGTCAGTAAAGCAATACAACCTTTGGTATCTGACTTAGCAGAAAACATAAATAGTTTTACAATCAATAGTATTGTATTAAGAGAAAAATCTCAATACAGATTATTTTATAGAGATTCTTCGTTATCAGCAACAGACCAAAAAGGAATTATAGGAACGCTTAGACCTAACGGATGGGAATGGTCTGAGACAAGAGGATTAGAAGTTACAGCCATCGGATCAGGTTTTGATAATAACGGAATAGAAAAATATTATCACGGATCGAGAACAGGTTATATTTATAACCACGACACAGGAAATGATTTTGATGGTTCTACAATTTTAGCAAGATACGCAACTCCTGATTTTGATTATGGAGACTTAGGAACCTTAAAGACTTTACATTACTTAAAGGTTTCTGCAAGTTCAGAAGGTGTAGTTCAACCTGATGTTCAAGTGAGGTTTGATTACGGTAGCACAGATGTACCACAACCAAACTTATTTGATTTAGGTATTATTGATCCACCTTCATTGTTTGGAGATGCTGTATTTAATACTAACGTATTTGGAGGAGCAACAAATCCTTTGGTTAGAATCGCATTACAAGGTAGCGGACATAGTAATAGTTTTACATTTATTAGTGAAGATTCATTACCGCCTTATACAATAAATGGACTATATATAAATTATATGCCTTCAGGAAGGAGATAAAATAAATGGCACAAAGTTATACAAGACAAAGTACGTTTGCAGATGGTGATACAATCACAGCAGCATTATTTAATGATGAGTACAACCAATTAGTCAACGCATTCACATACAGTTCTAGCAGTGCTAGTTCAACTGGACACAGACACGATGGCACAGCAGGCCACGGTGGTAACATACATACAATCGGTGACTTAGACTTTCTTAATAAGATTGTTGTTGATGATACAAATAATCGTTGGGGATTTTATGTAGAAGTCTCTAGTGCTGCTGTAGAACAAATGAGACTGTCTGATGGAGTATTGGCTCCTGTTACAGACAGTGACGTAGATTTAGGTACTTCTTCGCTGTATTGGAAAGATGCATATATAGATTCAATTACTACCACAGGTAATGTTTCAGTTGGTGGTAATCTTACAGTTACAGGTACGACTACGTTTAATGGTGGTACACTTACATTGGGTGATGCGGCAGACGATAACGTAGTCTTTGGTGCTGATGTCAACTCAAACATTATTCCTAATACAGACAACGCATACGACTTAGGAAGTTCTTCACAAGAATGGAAAGATTTATATGTCGATGGTATTGCATACTTAGACGGTATTAACTTCAACGGTACAGCAATTACAGCAACTGCTGCTGAAATTAATATTATGGATGGTGTCACAGCGACTGCTGCTGAGATCAATGCACTTGACGGAATTACAGCTACTGTTGCAGAATTAAATATATTAGACGGAGTAACCTCTACAGCAGCCGAAATAAATTTATTAGACGGTGTAACTTCTACAACTGCTGAACTCAATATATTAGATGGTGTAACAGCTACTGCTGCTGAAATCAATTTATTAGATGGAGTTACTTCAACAACTGCTGAACTTAATATTTTAGATGGTGTAACTTCAACAGCTACAGAACTTAACATTGTTGATGGTAATACATCAGCTACTTCAACAACTTTAGCAGATGCTGACAGAGTTGTTGTTAATGATAACGGTACTATGGTTCAAGTAGCATTAACAGACTTTGAAACTTATTTTGAGTCCGCACTTGATACACTAAGTAATGTTACAACAGTAGGAGCATTAAATTCAGGTAGTATTACTTCAGGTTTTGGTTCGATTGATAATGGTTCATCAGCTATTACTACAACAGGCACAGTAACCTATGGTAGTTTGTCTGATGGTTCTATAACAATCACAGCTTTTGTAGACGAAGATGATATGTCTTCAGATAGTGCTACACTTGTGCCAACTCAACAATCTGTTAAGGCTTATGTAGACAGCCAAGTTACAGCACAAGATTTAGATGCCACAACAGACAGTGGTACTATTGATATTGATTTAGACAGCGAAACTTTAACAATTGCTGGCGGAGAAGGTATTGATACTTCTGCTTCAGGAACTACGATTACTATTACTGGTGAAGAAGCATCAACATCTAACAAAGGTGTAGCATCTTTTGACTCAAATGACTTTACAGTTTCTAGTGGTGCTGTAAGTCTAGCTACAACTTCTACTGCTGCAGAGCTTAATATCCTTGATGGTGTTACAGCTACTACAGCAGAATTAAACATCCTTGATGGAGTTACAAGTACTACAGCCGAATTAAACATCTTAGATGGTGTTACAAGTACTGCAGCAGAACTAAATATCCTAGATGGAGCAACAGTTGTTGTTGGTGAAATAAATGCGTTAGATTTAGGCTCAACGGCTGTCGGTACAGCAATAGCCTCTAAAGCAGTTATACTTGATTCCAATAAAGATTACACAGGTATAAGAAACTTAACCATTACAGGTGAGTTAGATGCAGCCACATTAGATATAAGTGGTGACGTAGATATTGATGGAACACTAGAAACAGACAACCTAACAGTTGGTGGCGCACAAGGCTCTGATGGACAAGTACTGACTTCAACAGGAAGTGGAGTAGCTTGGGAAACTCCTGCTAGTGGTGGAGCTAATGCAATAAACGATTTATCAGATGCTAAAACTTTTGGTACTTCTTCAATTATGATTGGAGATGCTACTACAGGAACAATAGATGCTGCAAATTATAATACAGGTGTAGGTGTTGATGTTTTTGAAGCCTTGACAACTGGTGATAATAATACAGCCATAGGTTTTGCTGCTTTAACAGCGAACACCACAGCCAACAACAATACAGCAGTTGGTAGTTCGGCTTTAGCAGCAGCTACCACAGGACACAGTAATACTGCTATGGGTAAAAATGCAGGAATAGCACTTACAACTGGCGATAAAAACATAGCTATTGGTTCTGATGCTTTAGAAGCTCAAACAACAGCAGATAACAACACTGCTGTAGGCACAAGTGCTTTAAATGCCAACACCACAGGTGATGAAAGTGTTGCGATTGGAATGGAGGCAGCAAAAGTAAACACAACTGGAAGTCAATTAGTTGCTGTAGGTAAAGGTGCTTTGTACTCAAACACAACTGCTTCTGCAAACACAGCACTTGGACACCAGTCTCTTTATTACAACACCACTGGAGCAGATAACACGGCAGTCGGAAAAGAAGCCCTTAAAGCAAACACTACAGGAGCATTTAATACAGCAGTCGGTGCTAGGTCACTTGATGCTAATACCACAGGTGCTGGAAATACAGCAGTGGGTGAAGATTCATTATCTGCTAATACCACTGCTAATGATAATACAGCAATCGGACAAAATGCATTGAAAGTTAACACAACTGGAACTCAAAACGTAGCCGTTGGTCAAGGTGCTTTAGACGCAAATACGACTGCGGATAACAACACTGCAATCGGTTTTGAGTCTTTAACAACAAATACTACAGGCACAGCAAATACTGGTGTGGGTCGTACTTCACTAAATGCAAATAGCACAGGTAATAACAATACTGCGGTTGGAATGGGGTCAATAGAGTCTAATAGCACAGGAAATGACAACACGGCAGTTGGTAAAGATGCTTTACAGTCAAGCACCACAGCATCAGACAACACTGCTATTGGCTCACAAGCTGGCGATGCTATAACCACAGGTGCATCAAATACTTTATTAGGTAGAAATGCTGGTGGCGCAATAACTACAGGAAATAATAATGTTTTCATTGGTGATACTGCTGGTGATGCAGGTACAACTATAGGTAATATGGTTGGTATTGGTTATGGCGCATTAACAGCCAATACAGGCGAAGGAAACCATACAGCAATTGGTATGCAATCATTAACAGCCAATACTACAGGAAACAACAATACAGGTGTTGGTCATAAAACTTTGTTTAGCAACACCACAGGCGGTAGTCACACAGCAGTTGGGGATAACGCATTGTATTGGAACACAACAGGAGGAAGTTGTACGGCAGTTGGAAGGTCTGCACTTCTTAAAAATACAACTGGAGACTACAACGTTGCGGTAGGTACATTTGCTGGACAACAAAACACCACGGGTGCGCAGAACACGTCTATAGGATATTCAGCATTGAATTTAAACACCACTGGCGCTAATAATACTGCTATAGGTTTTGGCGCACTAGACGCAAACACCACAGCCTCAGACAACACAGGTGTAGGATATGGTGCTTTAGGAAACAATACCACAGGCTCACAAAATACTGCTATAGGACTATATGCTGGATTAGATATAACCACAGGAACTTTTAATACAGCTTTAGGCTATAGGTCTTTAGGCAACGGAGCAACACACACAGGAAGTTATAACATAGGTGTTGGCGCATATACTTTAGATGCTGTTACATCTGGTGAAAGAAATGTAGCTGTTGGGTATGGAGCAGCTTCAGCAATAACCACAACTATAAAAAATGTAGCTATAGGTATGGATTCTCTAGCTTCAATGTCTACTGGAGATGGATATAACGCTGTTGTTGGCAATGCTGCGAGTTATTCAAACACCACAGGTTCGTATAATACTTCTCTTGGAGCAAGCGCTATGTATGCTAATACCACAGGGGCAAACAATGTGGCTGTCGGTTATGCAGCTTTAGATACAAACACGACTGGAAGTAAGAACATAGCAGTAGGACAAAGTGCTGGTGACGCAATTACTACAGGAGATGGAAATACTTGTGTTGGTCATAATGCTGGTGATGATTTGACAACAGGAAACCATAATACAATTATTGGACATTTGTGTGATGCTGGTGGTGCTGGTTCATCTTATCGTATTGTGATGGGTTATAGCGCAAGCGGTGGTGCTGACGATAGCTTACTCATCGGTAGAGGTAGTACCGATTCTCAAATAGCTTTCGGCGCGACATCTATTACAGCGCCTTCTGATATTCGCTTAAAAGAAGACATACAAGATGAGAAAGTAGGTCTTGATTTCATCAACGAACTCAGACCAGTGACCTTCCAATGGAAAAAAGGTAAAGACGTGCCAGCAGATATGGAGGCACACGTTCCTGACTCAGAAGAAAGAATAATGAACGGAAAACACAGTCATGGATTTATTGCACAAGAAGTTAAAGAAGTCATTGATAGATACGACCTGAAAGAAGGGTTTGAAATGTGGTCTGAAGATGAATCTGATGGAAGGCAACGAATTGGCGAAGCTGCTTTAATGCCAATAATGGTTAAAGCAGTCCAAGAACTCTCAGCAAAAATAACAGAACTAGAAAGTAAAATAGAGGAATAAGTAAATGGCAAACACAAAGATACCTA